TCACCGGCAGTGCGGCTGGCGTTGGTGGTGCGGCGCAGTTCCTGTTCCGCAAAACCGGCACGGCGGCTTATTCGGTCTATCGGATAGCTTAAGCAACACCCGCCCCTTAGAAATAGGGGGCGGTCTTTAAGGAATATCATGGTAATTTACATGCGGCATCCGCTACACGGTAACAAGGTCGCTATTGCAGAAGCTGAAGCGGTGTACGATGAAAAGAACGGTTGGGAACGGTATGAATTAGGCGATCCTGACGAACCCGTTAACGAATTGGCAAAACCTCGCGGCAGACCACGTAAGGAGCTTGCTGCATGACGACTACGGCTGGCGATCAGATCAATGGAGCTTTACGGCTGATTGGTCAATTGGCTGAAGGTGAAACGCCATCTGCGGCAACTTCGCAAGACGCTTTGCTTGCGATGAACCAGATGTTGGATAGCTGGTCGTCTGAACGTCTGTCTGTGTTTTCAACGCAAGACCAAGTATTTACGTGGCCAGCATCTATTGCATCTAGAACTCTAGGGCCAACCGGCGATTTTGTAGGCAACCGTCCAGTGCTGCTAGACGATTCAACGTATTTTCGTGACCCGTCAAATAACATTAGCTTTGGCATTAAAATTATCAATCAGCAGCAATATAACGGTATTGCGGTTAAGACCGTTACATCTACATACCCGCAAGTGCTGTGGATTAACATGGACATGCCGAATGTGTCTATGTATATCTACCCAGTGCCCACTAAAGCGTTGCAATGGCACTTTGTTAGCGTTACTGAACTAGTTGAACCAGCTACGTTAGGAACTGTTTTAGTAATCCCACCGGGTTACCTTCGTGCGTTTAGGTTCAACCTAGCATCTGAAATTGCTGCCGAGTTTGGCGTTGAACCGTCACCGCAAGTGCAGCGGATTGCAATGAGCAGCAAGCGAAACATTAAGCGCATCAACAACCCCGACGACGTTATGAGCTTGCCGTATAGCATCGTGGCAACTCGCCAACGATTTAATATTTTTAGTGGGAATTACTAACATGCCTAATATTGCAATTTCTGCTCTACCCGTTGCCGCTTCGCAAGCTGGCGCTGATGTGTTGCCAATCGTTCAAGCAACGACCAGCACTACAAAACAACTGTCCGTCACCAATCTGTTTACCAGCCCAACGTTCGTTACGCCAGCACTGGGAACGGTTGCCAGTGGCGTTATTAGCGCCTGTACTAGCACAGGGCTGGTGATGGTAGCGCCGGTTCTTGGAACAGTTGCCAGCGGCAACATCAGTGCATGTACCAGCACAAGCATGGTAATGGTTACTCCGGTATTGGGCACTCCGACAAGTGGCAATATTTCCAACTGCACCAGCACCTCGATGGTGCTTACTACGCCGGTATTAGGAACGCCAACTAGCGGCAATCTTTCAAATTGCACCAGCACCTCAATGGTGTTGACCACGCCTGTAATCGGCGCGGCAACTGGAACAAGTCTTAGCACTACTGGCAATCAGGTAATCAGCAGCACCGGCAAGCAAGGTTACGCAACCGGATCGGGCGGCACTGTGACTCAGGCAACCAGTAAAGCCACGGGCGTGACGTTGAGCAAATCAACCGGCCAGATCACGCTAAACAACGCCGCGCTTAACCTTGATACAACGGTCAGTTTTACGTTAACCAATACGGTAATTGAGGCTAACGACATTCTGATAATGAACCACATCAGCGGAGGAACTGCGGGTTCTTACCTGCTCAACGCTCAATCTGCGGCTGGTTCGGCCAGCATTAACGTGCGTAACATTACCGCCGGTTCATTGAGTGAAGCGATTGTGATTGCTTTTGCGGTTATCAAAGCGGTCATCGCGTAATTGAAAACGCCGATCCTTGGCGGCAGTTATGTCGCTCGGTCAACTAATGCGGCTGATAACCGCATGGTCAACCTGTTTCCCGAAGTTGTGCCTGAAGGCAGCGGCGGGAAAGAAGGGGGATTTTTGCTGCGCTGTCCTGGCTTACGTTTGCTTGCAACCGTTGGCACTGGGCCTATTCGTGGTTTGTGGGTTACGAATGGCGTGGCCTATGTGGTATCGGGGAATGAGTTTTACAGCCTGACTACAAGCTGGACTTCTACTCTAATCGGTACTGTGTCAGGGAGCGGCCCGGTCAGCATGGCTGACAATGGCACACAGATATTTATTGCGTGTAATCCTGACGGTTTCATTTACAACGTATTCACGGCAGCGTTTGGGCAAATTGCAGATGCTGACTTTCCCGGCGCAGGTTCGGTTGGATACCTGGATGGTTACTTTGTATTCAACGAGCCAGACACGCAAAAGTTTTGGGTTACCAGTTTATTGGATGGCAACTCAATAGATCCGTTGGATTTTGCCAGCGCGGAAGGTTACCCGGATAACGTAGTTGCTTTAATCGTAGACCACCGCGAGATATTCCTGTTTGGCAACACCAGCGTGGAAGTCTGGTATGACGCGGGAACGCCTGACTTTCCACTGGCGCGTATTCAAGGCGCGTTCATGGAAGTGGGGTGCGAGGCAGCTTACTCGGTTGCCAAACTGGATAACAGCGTGTTCTGGCTTGGTTCAGATGCTCGCGGTAGGGGAATTGTTTACCGGGCTAACGGCTACACGCCAGCGCGGATCTCAACCAACGCCGTTGAGTATGCTTTTCAAAGCTACGGCAACATCACAGACGCAATTGGTTACACCTACCAGCAGGACGGACATCCGTTCTACGTGCTGATCTTTCCATTAGCTGGCGCAACATGGGTTTACGACGTATCTACCCAACTTTGGCACGAACGCGCAGGGTTTAATAATGGTAAATTTGTCCGACACCGCAGCAATTGCCAAATGTCGTTCAATGATGAAATTGTGGTTGGAGACTACGAGGATGGGCGTGTTTACGCTTTTGATCTCGATGTGTACGCCGATGATGGTAAAACGCAAAAATGGTTACGGTCGTGGAGGGCGTTACCGACAGGCCAGAATAGCCTCAAGCGCACCGCACATCACAGCCTACAGCTTGATGCTGAAACAGGCGTAGGACTTAATTTATACCCGGCTTATGACTCTGAGGATTTGGCCACAGAGTCCGGTAGCATAATCGTAGCTGAGTTTGTGCAAGGCTATTTGATTACGCAAAGCGGTAACCAGTTAGTTACGGAAACAAATGATGCAAACGAGCCGCTGGTAACCCAGGTTCAGCCTATCAATGACTATAACGGCTATGCGTTAGAAACTAACGCTTATCCTGAAGCTCCGGGTTACAACCCTCAGGTTATGCTGCGCTGGTCGGACGACGCAGGACATACATGGTCTAACGAGCATTGGAACTCGATGGGCAAGATTGGCGCTTACGGTTCCAGAACCATATGGCGCAGACTTGGTATGACCACGAAGATCCGCGATCGAGTTTATGAAGTATCGGGAACAGATCCAGTAAAAATTGCAATTATGGGCGCTGAATTGTTTATTACACCGACGAGTAGTTAATGGCTACCAGCCTGAACATTACTAACATTCCCGCGCCTCGTGTGCCGTTCATTGACGATCGCACCGGACTTATGTCGCGGGAATGGTATCGGTTCTTTCTTAACCTGTTTATCCTGACCGGCAGCGGCAGCAATCCGACAACACTTGATGAATTGCAGATTGGGCCACCTAATCAACCCGACTTTACCGAGCTGCTGATCCAGATCAACAAGGACATTGCTCCTCAATACGAGGATCAATCTGGAGACTTCCTAAAGACCCTAGACACCGCGCAACTGATGTCGATGATGTCGCGGTTCGAGAACGCCGAAGCTGCCATCCAAGGGGCTTACCTTCAGCCTGTCGTGCAGACCGGAACCATTGCCAACTACAACCTCGACAGCAGTCCAACTGCAGGCGGCGTGGCTTATGGAACCGGCCCCGCGCTTGCGGTCAGTGCAGCAGGGACACTAGGCCAGGTGCTGACCAGTGGTGGTGCTGGTGCGCCTACGTGGGCCACAGATGGCGGTGGAACTGTAACCAGCGTGTCTGTGGTGTCAGCTAACGGGTTGGCAGGAACGGTGGCAACCGCAACAACAACCCCGGCGATCACGATGTCTACGACCATCACCGGACTGCTTAAAGGCAACGGCACTGCTATTAGCGCAGCCGCCAGCGGCACAGATTACGCACCCGCGACCAGTGGCACCTCGATCTTGTATGGCAACGGTGCGGGCGGGTTCAGCAACGTCACTATCGGAACTGGCGTTGCCTTTGCCGGCGGCACTCTGTCAGCAACTGGTTCGGGCGGCACAGTAACAAGCGTAACCGGCACTGCTCCAGTTGTCAGTTCGGGCGGCACAACGCCAGCGATCTCGATGCCAGCCGCTACAACGTCGGTAAACGGCTACCTGACCAGCACCGATTGGACGACCTTTAACAGCAAGCAGGCCGCGCTGGTCAGCGGCACCAACATCAAGACGGTCAACGGTACAACGCTGCTTGGCTCTGGAGATTTAGGCACAATTACTTACGCCTACGGCGGCACTGGCCTGACCTCGTATACCGCAGGCGACATAATCTACGCCAGCGCCGCTAACACGGTGGCCAAACTTGCAATAGGAACCAATGGGCAGCGGCTCGTGGTTGCAGCAGGTCTGCCAAGCTGGGCAACCGACACAACGGTTGGAACCGTTACCAGCGTAGCTCAATCGTTTACCGGAGGCTTGATTTCGGTTGCTGGATCACCGATTACAAGTTCGGGAACGCTGGCGTTGACCGTAGCAGGAACCAGCGGTGGTGTACCTTACTTTTCTAGCTCGTCTACCTGGGCAACCTCTGCCGCGCTTACTGCCAGCGCGTTAGTCCTGGGCGGCGGTGCTGGAGCAGCTCCAGCCACTACCACAACTGGAACGGGCGTTGTCACTGCGCTAGGAGTCAATACCGGAACGGCTGGCGCGTTTGTGGTCAACGGTGGGGCGCTTGGAACGCCAACCAGCGGCACAGTAACCAACCTCACCGGCACTGCCAGTATCAACATCAACGGCACAGTGGGCGCTACTACAGCCACAACAGGCGCGTTTACTACGGTGGCAGCTAACGGCACTCTGACAAATTCGGGCACTTACTCATCTACTTATCATTTAGACACAACACCTGCATCTATTACTTTAGCTACAGGCGGAACCGTAAACATTTCAAACTTTTCTGGTATGGTTATGGTAAATAATACTGCTACGGGCGGAAATCAAGTTTTTTTAGCAGGTGGCGGTGCAACAACTTCAATAGGATCAAATGGCGCTGGTGGAGGCGGTACTCTTACTTATAATGCTGGTATTGGTGGCTACACTTTTACTAGTACGTATGTGGCAAGTGCAACATTTGGCTTTGTTATTATAAGAACAAGAACTACAGCTTAGGAAACATAAAATGGCTACTTTAATACCGAAAATTGACTTTAAAAATGGTGGCTCCACGCCAACAGGCGCTACCAATAGAACGGTTAACGAAAAAGCGCAAGACTACATATCAGTCAAAGATTTTGGTGCGGCAGGAAACGGAACAACGGATGACACAACGGCTATTCAAAACGCTGTTAATTTTGGTATTACGAACGGAAAGGCTGTTCATTTCCCCGCAGGTAACTACAACGTAACGCAGCAAATTACTATAACCGGCGCTGTTAAATTATACGGAACAACTTTTCTCGCAACAAACGCCGCACAAGACCATTTCGGATCAAGAATTTACATTAACTTTTTAACCTCGGTTGCGACAAGTTGTTTCTATGTAACTTACAACGGGGTTCAAATTGAAGGATTGCAATTTTACGGCAATCAACCAACGCCAACGGGCGCATGGACTCCGACAACAACGCCGTGGTCTATTTACGCTTACCGGGCACCTTATGCGGATATTGGCGGCGATGGACTGAAGATTAAAAATTGCTCAGTCTATGGCGTTAGCCACGGCATAAAAGCAGATGGGGCTTGGATTCACATTGACGGGTTGACGGGTATTTGTTTTAACACCATGATTGATTTAGATGGTTGTTACGACGTATGCCAGATCAGCAATGTTATGGCTAATGCCTCTTGGTGGAACACAACCGCAAGCGTTACCGATTACATACAAGCTAATCTTATTTTCATAAAGCTCGGCCGCGTTGATAATCCGCAGTTTAGTAATATATTTATATTTGGCGCAAACGTAGGAATTCAATGCGAATACAGCGCAGCGGTAACTCCAGCAGGATCGTTAAGTTTGGGTTGTTTTTCTAACTTTGGTTTTGATAATGTTAAAAAAGCTGGCGTTTATATTACTGGTGTAAATACTAGGTTGTTAATGCAAAACGGTTATTTTGCTGCTAATAATACCGTTGCTAGTAACGGCATTTTAATTGATTCTTCAGCAGCGTCTTGTACTTTAGATTTATCAAATGTTGAATTTACTAATAGCGGCGCAGAAGCAATATTGTGTAATTCGACATCTACTGGATTTAGACTTTCTAATATTTATGTACGAAACTGGGCTGAATTTACAACAACCGCCACTGGATTCGACATAGATTCCAACTCTGTAGTGCTGTATTCAAATGTTTTATGGGGCGCTGGCGGTACTGGCACACGTTTAGGTAGCACTGGAACCTTTATCTGCGGCGGCCCAATTGACGAGCCAAATAGATCTGCTGCGGTCGATGTATCGCAACACAGTTTTACGGTTGCCGCTTCCGCAAACTATCCTCTATTGTTAGGCTCTGGACAACTTATTATCACTTCGGGAACTACCGGCCAAACAGGTCTGTATTTGATAAGCGGCACAACGGTTGTGCTGGTTAGCCAGACTTCTACTCAGTTTGTTGTTTCAAGTACGCCAGGAGCAGGTAGCATAGGAGTTTTTTGGAACGGCACTACTTACGCAATCTATGTTGGTTCTGGTAGTGATCAAGTTCTATTCTGCGCGTTTACAAGAACCCGCCCCGCCGGTTAATTGACCTATAACTCGGAGCTATTATGGCCGTTAATCTTTCTCCCGTAGGCGGTGCTGCCGCGCAATTCTTCGACGACGATGGACAGGTATTGACTGGTGGCTTTCTATACACCTACGTTGCTGGCACAACAACACCTGCTGTTACCTATACGCAATCCGATGGACTTACTGCCCAACCCAACCCCATTGTTCTTAACGCCGCCGGTCGTGTGCCTGATAGCGGTGAAATTTGGTTAACGGATGGCGTTAACTATAAGTTTATTCTGAAAGACCAAGTTAGCGTTTTAATATCTACGTCAGACAACATTTCCGGTATCAACTCATCCTCTGGGCAACAAGGCTACGCTACCGCGACACAAGGCCAAACGATTGTAACAACGCCATTTAGTTATACTGTGGGAGTCAATGCGCTTAAGGTGTATGTCAACGGCAGCAAACAGATTGTTGTTGTAAATTACACCGAGACTAGCGTGTCAACGGTGACATTCCTTACTGGGTTAAATGTTGGCGATTTGATTGAATTTACTCAATAACCGGAGTTACCATGACTGTAACCGTAAAAGTCCTTATCCCTGCCAAGACCGCTGAGTCTAGCCAGACCACGCAATACACAGCGACCAACGTTACGACAATTATCGACAAGTTCACCGCGACCAACTACAGCGCAATAGCGGCAACACTTAGTGTGAATCTGGTCACATCGGGAGACACGGCGGGCAATCAGAACTTGATTACCAAGACCAAGACGCTGGCGGCAAGC